CTACTATTTCATGGTCGCACCAATATTTTTCCAAATTTTTCCCAAAATGTTATACATAAAACATTAGCTACAAGCTATTTGACATTAGGCTATAAGTGCATATAATACACACAAACGAGGGCAGTCATGTCACAAGTAGCCGTCAGACCCAGCGACCCCGCAGAGTTGGGATATCCTGCAACATTGCCAATAGAGGTGGCTCTCAAGACGGCCACAATTCCCCAGATTTGCAAAGCGTATGGACTGTCTCGCGAAGATTGGGACAGGCTGCGCCATGATGCTGGGTTCTTGGCGGATGTGATGGCTGCCACGGAGGCTCTCAAAAAGGAGGGCATGAGCTTCAAGATGAAGGCCCAGCTACAGGCCGAGGAGCTACTCAAAACAAGCTGGCAGATGATTCACTCCCATTCGGACGATGTTCCACCCAGTGTCAGGGCGGACCTGCTAAAATTCACGATACGTGCAGCTGGGTTGGACGGGAGCAAAGACCAAGCAGCCCAGACTAACAACAACGCAAATAATCTTCAGATCAACATCAACTTGGGGTAAATGATGGCTAAGACACAAATGGGTATGCCTGCGCCGCCGTGGAAAAAGCCGGACCCGACCAAGAGCGACAAGAAGCTGTCGCCCGCCAAGAAGATGGCCGCAAAGACGGCAGCAAAGAAAGCGGGACGGCCATACCCCAACCTTGTCGATAATATGCGTGCAGCGCAGAAAAAGAAGTAGGAGAGTTAGGTGGCAGAACTTTCAACAAAAGCGCGCAAGGGCCTCTCGGCTTCAACCTTTGGTATGCCTGAGTCGCGCAAGTATCCAATGCCTGATAAGTCTCATGCGGCAAATGCCAAGGCTAGGGCGACGCAGATGGTGAAGGCGGGGAAGCTCTCTCCGTCGAGCAAAGCCAAGATTGACGCCAAGGCAAACAAGATTCTGGGCAAGAAAAAAGAGATGAAGAGCTAAGGACTGCATGTGTCCAACATAATCAATTATACGCCCCCACCGACGATTAAGTCATTCATCAGGGATCATCTTCCGGGTGAGCTATTCTACAACTGGATTGTGGGGCCGGTGGGCTCCGGTAAAACAACGGGGCTATTCTTTAAGCTGGTTTACATGGCCAAGCAGCAGGCTCCGGGGCCAGACGGCATACGCCGCACCAAGGCGGTGATTGTGCGTAACACGTTACCTCAGTTGAGAGACACGACGCTTGCATCGTGGGGGTATTGGTTCAGGGATGGTGTGGCTGGAACGTGGCGGGCTACGGAAAACAAGTTCACGCTGAAGTTTGATGATGTGGAGTGTGAGGTTCTTTTCAGGCCGCTGGATACGGCGGACGACGTGGCGCGAGTGCTCTCACTCGAAATTAACTTTGCCATCCTTGACGAGTTCGTTCAGATACCCCGCGAAATTGTGGAGGCGCTGTCAGCGCGTCTGGGGCGCTTTAAGTTGCCGGATGGGACACCGCCAACAAACTGGGGCATGTGGGGTTCATCGAACCCATCGACGGAAGATAACTGGTGGTTTGATTATCTCCACAACAACCTGCCAGAGAATGCGAAATACTTTGTGCAGCCGTCAGGACTTAGTGAGGGCGCAGAGAATCTGGACAATCTGCCGGGTGGGCGAGCCTATTATACGAATCAGGCAAAAGGTAAGTCCGATGTCTGGATCAAGCAGTTCATTGATGCTGAGTGGGGATATTCCGTCTCAGGCAAACCGGTAGTGCCAACATTCAAGGCGGACTTGCACCTAACCAACAACCCCATCACATATAGCCCCAACTTGCCGCTCGTAATTGGTATGGACCCCGGACTAGGTGGCAGTGCCCTCATTTTTGGTCAGCAGGATTTGCATGGTCGGTTGCTGGTGCTGGGGGAGTTGGTGCAGTCGGGATATGGGGTTGAGAGGCTCATCACGGAGAAACTGAGGCCCTACCTGCGACGCAGGTTCCCCGATGCCAAGGTCGTTATCGCGCCGGACCCGGCGGCGAACAATAGGTCGCAAACAAACGAGAAGACGGTGGTGGACCTGTTTAGGAAGCACTTCGAGGTGGACCGGTTTATGAACAACCGGCTAAATCATCGCCTCGACCCCATCGAACACTTTACGACGCGCCTCACTGATATAGGTGCCGCCCTGCGGATTGACGCAAAAGAGTGTCCCATACTGGTGCGCGCCTTGAAGGGTGGCTGGCGTTACGCTGTTGATAGCAAGCGGGATATGCCCAAACCTGAGCCAGAAAAGAATGCCTACAGCCACCCCGGAGACGCCTTCGGCTACCTCTGTGGCTACTTTTATCGACAAACGGAACGGGAAATGAGATATTCCACAACCAGTCGCAAGCCGTTCGTTCCGCCACGCCAGTCCGGGGCGGCGTATCACTTTAGGTAGGATCAAGCCATGATGCAGCCAGAATTAACCCCGCCAGCGGTCAAGGTGGAGCCGAGTGAAGACGCACCCGTCAAGCAGATTAAGTCGAGCGATCTGCGCCAGCTGGGGCAAAACCTTAGTCGGTTGTTTACTCAATACGTGAGTGACAGGCGCATCGCGGAGCTAAAATGGTTGCGCAACTTGCGCCAGTATCTGGGCATCTACGACCCTGAGATCGAGAAAGAATTGTCGCCCAGCCGGTCCAAGGCATACCCCCGTGTTACGCGCGTAAAGTGTATTTCAGTTTTGTCGCGCATCATGAATCTTATGTTTCCGGGGAACGAGCGCAACTGGGAGTTGCGAGCCAGTCCTAGTGCGGACATGAGCCCGCAGGATGTAATGATGGCGATCCAGATGGCGATGCAGAAACAGCAGGAAGCCGGGATCGAGGGCGGGCAGATGTCCCAGCAAATGGTTCGTGATGCTGTCCAGTCTTTGGCGGATGAGCGGGCGAATATGCTCTCAACACTTATTGACGATCAGCTTCAGGAGATCGGCGGGGACCAGACTTCGGATTATGTGTCGCTTAACCGAAAGGTGGCGCAGAGCGGTATACTTTACGGCCTTGGGGTTTTGCGTGGGCCGTTTGCGCGGGAGACTTCCTCCACCTCGTGGGAGCTTGATCCGATGTCAGGTATGCCGATGCCTGTAAGCAAGACACAATATAAGCCGCAGTTTGAGTTCCTGCCGGTATGGGACTTTTACCCGGATATGAGCGCCAAGACTTTTGCGACGATGGACGGGCACTTTATCAGGCTTGTCATGTCTCGCTCGCAGGTCCGCGCGCTTGCTAATCGGGGCGACTTCTTTGGAGATATGATTCGCAAGTATCTCTCGTCGAATCCAAACGGGAACTACAAAGCTCAGCCGTTTGAGACAGAGCTGCGGGCCATGGGCGTTAAAGTTAACGTCAACGAGATGAAGTCCGAGACTTCCAAGTATGAGATCATTATCTGGAGTGGCCCGGTCAGCGGGAAAGATTTGTCTCTGGCGGGCGTAGATGTTGCTCAGGACAAGATGGCTGACGACGTTGAGGCCGAGATTTGGATGATTGACGATAACGTCATCAAGGCGGACATAAATCCGTGGCGCAAGATGGGGATGAGTGTCAGGACGATCCACACGTTCTTGTTTGATGAGGACGATACTAGCCCTGTTGGTAATGGGCTGCCCAACGTGATCCGTGATAGCCAGATGTCCATTGCCGCGTCTGCGCGGATGTTGCTCGATAATGCGAGCGTTGTTTGTGGGCCCAACATGGAGCTGAATACGGACTTGTTGCGGCCAGATCAGGACTTGACGAGCACACACGCCTACAAGTTGTGGTATCGTGAGGGGCTTGGTGCGGACGGCAACATGCCTGCCGTGCGAAATGTTGCGATTGACAGCCACATGGACGAGTTGCTCAAGACTATCGACCTGTTCATGAAGTTTGCCGACATTGAGACGTTTGTTGGGCCTGCGACAGGCGGCGACATGCAGAAGGGCTTCTCTGAGCCCATGCGGACAGCGGCAGGTGCGTCCATGCTTCGGGGTGACGCGGCGCTTCCCTTCAAGGATATTGTGCGCAACTTCGACTCATTTACGCAGTCAGTGATTACCACGCTCGTGCAGTTTAACCGCAAGTTTAATCCGGGTATGGCCCCGGAGGGTGACTATAACGTTATTGCGCGCGGTGCCACGAGCCTGATCGCGAAAGAGATTCGCGGGATGCAGGTTGACCAGCTGGCGGCCACTTTGTCACCGGAAGAGCGGG